TTATCTGAATTCTATATGAAGCTCTTTACCAAGACCTTTTGCAACTTTTTTAAGAAAATCCAATGAAGGATTATAGTCACCACTTTCAAGCCTACTTATATTACTTTGCTTAACCCCTATCCTTTCCGCTAACTCTTTCTGCGTTAGGTTTAAGTCGCCACGCGCTTTAATAATCTGTTTAATAATTTCGTACTCTGGCTCTAAAGCTTTGTATTCTTCATATAGTTCAGGATCTTTTTCAAAAGCTCTCTTCTTATACTCTTCAAAATTCATTATAAGCACCTCCTTCTATGACTTCAAAAACCAAATCACATTCAAAGGGTATTCGGGGTTTCTTGTCATTACTCCCACTCTGTCAATTTTATTTTATCAGTATTATCAACCCTTGCAAACAGTGCATTTCATGTCACTGGTTTCATTAAAATCAATGATTTTTTCACGCTTCAAGAATTATGTGTATCATTTCCGTATCACAAGTATCATGTATGTCAGCCTTGCAATCAGGGTTATTTTAAATAGATTGTATAATAAAAGGATGTTCCATTCAAGAACATCCTTTTATTATGATTAACGTCTGATCACTTTAGGTTCAAAGAAATATATATGAATTTCTTCAGCAGGTATCTTCAGCAGATCAGCAGCCTTTTCAATTTCTGCTGCAGTGAATTCAGTTGCACTCTTCAGTCTTGAATTGATCCTTTGCTTTGTCATACCAAGCAGCTTCCCAAAAGCCACCATATCACCATACATTTCATTGATCCTTGCTTCCAACTTCTCATGATTAAAAATTACAAACATATCCATTCCCCTTTCTTATTTTAACCCCAAGTACCATTGGGATAAAAGTGTAGCCATTCGCCATTCTTGAAATGAACTTCAAGAAATGATCTATGTTCCTTGACCTTCTTTGGTGTCCATCCTTCTTTGTAATCTGATCCTTGACCTGAATTGTGCCTTTTATAGATTTTCACAAAATGTTCCTTTGCCACTTCAGATAAATTTGAATAACCTTTTATCCTATCAAAATCAATTTCAATATAACCCATATAATCATCAACCTCTTTTTTCTTTAACTTATTAAATATTTCTTTGTGTTATTAAATACATTTTACGACACAATATTTAGGTTGTCAACATTTTTCTTTAACTATATATATATTTCTTTACATATATAAATATCAATTGTATAATAAGTTCAAGAACCTAACTTGATTGAAAGGATGGATCACATGGCAATTAAATTTTATAAGCTGATGGATCAGCTAAACAGAAAGGAAATATCAAAAGGGGATCTTCAGTCAATGACTGGTATTTCATCAGCCACTGTTGCAAAACTTTCAGCACACAAGACAGTTTCCCTGGATGTAATTGATAAGATCTGCCAGGCTTTGAACTGTCAACCTGGTGACATAATGGAATATGTTCCTGATCCTGAAGAATAGCATTAAAAAAACCACTTGGAATTATCGTCCAGGTGGTTTTTTATTCGTTTCTTTTATCAAGAACTTTTATATTATATGGATCAGCAAGATCATGTCCTTTGTATTTATCCAGGAAAGCCAATAGATCCTTCCTGGTGATCTTCATTGATCCAAGCTTCAGTGCTGGAAGCAATCCTGCCTTGATTAGATCATAGACATAGGATTGATTGGATTTAATCAATTCAGCGACTTCTGTCACTGTATAAAGCACATCCTTTGATTCAGCATTATAGATTACTGTTATATTCTGATCTGAACCAATAAGGCTTTGCTTCTTCAGTTGATTTATTATAAGATCACTAAGTTGCTTTTCATCAACATTCATTTCAATTTTCATCTTCTTCACCTTCAATCACTAAAACTGATTCTTTCATGTATGATTCAAATTCCTTCTTCAATTCTTCAGGTGCATCATCTTTCAGATGCCAATTCCCATATTCTTCAACAAAATATGGTGAATCAAAGAAGCTTGGTCTTGGTTGTGACATAATGCTTCCACCTACCCTTCCAACTTGTCCAAATTAGCTTCCTTTGGCTTTGCCTATATAAATCTATACCCATGACTTAAAAACGTCTTAGAAAGGCTTTCTGAACCCTTGTTATAATTATACCATAGTTTTACAAATTAAAAAGAACCCCTGGACTTAACCAAGGGTTCAATTGTTTTATAGGTGTACACTTTGACTAGCTGATACAAGCATGGTTTCATAAAGCTTTTCTTCAAGATACTCAACCATTCCATCAAGATCTGTTTCACTGCTTACCTGATTGACGATTCCACCCATATCCACTTTGATTTCTGCTATTGTAAATCTATTAATAGCTTCCTGTTCAGCCATTTCACGCAAATATTTCAATTCTTCTTCACTTGCATCCATTGAATTTGCCATCTTTGCTGTGTTTGAAGCTGTGTCTGACATATCATAAGCCATATCATCAAAAGCAAATCCACCTGGATCACTTTGTTTTGCAAGTGCTTCAGCTTTTGCAATATCAATTTCAGCTTGTCTTGCTGCAGTTGCTGTCCTTGCATCATTCTGCATTTGGATCAGCTTTGCATCACGATCAGCCATACCTGATTCAATTTCACTTCTGTAAGCATCAAGTGCTGCTTCCCTTGCAGTCTTTTCTGCTTCATTCTGAAGCTGTGCATTGGTTCCAAACGTGACATTGTTGATGGTGTCGATAGAAACACCAGGGATCTTGTTCAAAGTGCCTATGAAACCATTTATGATGTCTATGGCACCATTGACCATGTTCTGAAGGATCATCAGGACATTTGCTTTCATGTCACCCATGAAGTTTGCAATACCTGTTCCAGCAGTCATCATCCCAAGCTTCATCTTATCCCAAAGATCCAGGATCCAATACACACCTGTGAAAAATCCTATCTTCACCCAATCCCAAGCAGTCAGGATCCCATTCATTGCAATCTTCCAGGCAACTTCCAAACCACCAACGGATTGAACCCATTTATAGATCATCCCTATAAGGACACCAATTGCCAGTGCAATCCACATTGCAGGGTTCGCCAGTAAGGACAGGTTCAGTCCATCCTGTGCAACCTTGGCTGCCCATGCAGCAGCTGCCTGAACACCTAACACTGCAGCATAAGTTGCAGCAGCACCAGCCAAACCATAAACAACTGGAATGACCAAATCAAGGTTTTCACCAATCCAAGCTGCACCCCTACCAATCAATTGGATTGCAGGTTCAAAAGTTTGGATCAAGTTATTGCTGATCAATGTACCTATTTGACTAAAGGTCATTGGCATTTCTTTAAAGGTTGAATCAATATCACTTCCTGCACTTAGCATTGCATTCTTGACTATATCAGCAGTGATCATTCCTTCTGAAGCCATATTCCTGATCTGTCCAATTGGAACATCCATATAATCTGCAATGGTCTGAATCACGTTTGGTGCTGATTCAAACACTGCATTGAGTTCTTCACCACGCAAGACACCTGAACCAAGTGCTTGTGTCAACTGTAAGCTTGCAGAAGCCATTTCCTGTTGGCTTGCACCTGCAATAACAAAGGATTTATTCAAGGCTTCAGCAAAAGCAATGGTTTCTTCATTAGAACTGAAAGCATCCCCTGCCCTTTGTCCTAACTTGGCAACTATATCTGCAGTTGTCTGATAAGATGCCCTGGATCTGTTTGCTGATGCCAGGATCATGTCTTGAAGTTCTGCAGTGGTTTGAAGTCCATCATTCATCAAGTTCAGTCTTGCTGTTGTCTGTATCATGCTGTCAGATAAATCAATGATCTTCTTCACGCTGAAAGCTGCACCAAAACCAACTGCAAGGTTTTTAAGTTTTCCAAGCATACCTGAAGAAGCTGAAACTGAATTGTTGAACTGTTCCTGTGCCTGATCAGCTTCCCTGATCTCTTGTTCAAAGCTGTTCATTGCCATTTCTGCCCTGTTTAACTCTGATCTTGCTGCCTGGATAGCACTTGTATCAACTGCCCTTCCTGACACGTTCTGAAGTGCTTCAAAACTGCTGATGGTCATATTCAAGGCTTTATTCATGGACTTAATAGCTGGTGACATACCATCAGTAATTTGTATAGCTGTTCTGATTGTAGCCATTATTTATCACCCCTTTTCTTTGATCTTCTTTCAAGTTCCACCTGAAGCATTGCAGAATAAGTAATTTGCCAATCTGTTTTACTTTTTAATGCTTCAGCAGCCTTGATTTCTCTTTTTAGTTGCTTGTCTTTCTTTTTCATAATCTTCGGCATCCATTCTTTATATATTCTAAAGCCTGGACATTCCTTGTTTAGAATCATTATTCCACCATCTGCATTAACACCAGGTTGCATATTTAACGGTATTTCTTCATCAGGTGTATAGTCAATTTCTTTGATCAGTGGAAGCAATGAAAATTTAACTGCCAGCAGATCCTTGTTGATTACTTCAATGTTCTTATTCATACTTATCACCACCTTTTTTTATCTGTCGTTAAAGATTTGTTCTATGAATTTCTGAAGCTTCTTTTCCAGGATCTTTGGTGCTTGAGCATCAAGTTCAATTTCTGACTTTGTTAGATAGAATTTTCCAGGAACCCAACCCTTATGATCCCTTGTCCTATGTCCATATTCAACATAAGAAGCGTATTCAACAGGGTTGATGATCTCAATTTGATAGGTGTTTCCAATTTGAGTTATCTCAAATCCTTTTGACTTATGCGCTGTCCAGCCACGTCTTAATGTTCCACCATTTTTTCCTGAACTTGCTGGATATTCACCAGGTTGAGTTCTTTTGATCACCTTAGCAAGAAGCCTTGCTGCAAGTTCCTTGGCTGCAGCTTCAAAGAATTCTTGTTGATAAACTCTTTCATATTTATCCAGTTCTTTTTTCAGCTTTTCAAATTGTCTGTAATCAACATTTCCCCATTTTTTAGCCATTATGACCACACCTTTTATTGAAATAAGCTAAACATTCACTAAACAAAGAAGCTGTATAAGGATTGTTAGCGTTGTTAATTGATCTTTGAAGTTCCACCCTTACTTTACTTTTCATTTGTTCACCCTTCTTTGATAAAGCTTTCAGACTACTCTTAACAAACAACATTCTCAAATACACTTCAAATCTTCTATTCATATTCATTCACCTACCTTTCTATGAAATGAGTTCTTCTAGCAAATCATCAATTGAACTGATTCTATCTTCAACCACATCAAAGGAAGTTGCTTCCTGAAGGGATTGAAACCATTTTTCTTTATTGATCCCAAATTCAAAACCATATCTATCAATGAATTCACTTATAAAATCACTTGTTCTGATCGTCTGAAGTGCCTTCAATTCAATCATGGATATTCTTTCAACCGATAGATCCACATATTCTGATATGGAAGCAAAGGACATTTTCTTTCCAAGCAATCCATAATGCAGCAGGATCACTTCTTTTGGTGTGATCCCATCCTTCAGCTTGTCCAGCAATGCTTCTTTATTTAACACTGTGCCTGGATCACAAAGATCAACAGTGAATTCCTTACCAAATACATTTTCAAAAAGATCCAGCAGATCTTGCTTCAGGATCTCATTATCAAAAGCACGTTCAAAATCTTTTATTGTTTTAAAAATATCGTTCTCATACACAAGCATATCTTCAAAAGTTATATCCTCTGAACCTGGAATAAAGTCCTGGATGCTGTTCACATTGATCAGTTCACTTTCAAGATCTGATTTCTTTTCTCTTGGTATGTAGTCATTCACGCTTCTGAAGATCCTTCCCATGATTGCCTTATAAGCATAGGAAGAAAACTTTATTTTAGGTTCATCACCTTCAACTACAGGATCAAACTTCTTTGCTGCATTCATCAAACCAATATAGCCTTCCTGAACAAGATCATCTTCATCCACAAATGACTGTTTACAGAATCCACAATATCTTTTTACAAAGTAATGCACCAAGCCTTTATTTTGTGTGATCAATTGATCCAGTGCTTCCTGATTTCCGTTCTGATAGTCCACAACTAATTCTTCATTCGTCACTGAATCACCATCCTACAATAAATATTTCACCAATCACCAAGTCAGGATAAAGCAATACTGATAATTGCTTATATGCCAGGTTCCTTGCCCTTCTCACCGTCTTTGTATCAACCCCATAGTCAATTGACAAGGATTTAATAGACTGCCCTTCAATAGCGTTCTTATAGAACAGGAAGAACTTATTTTCAGGCATGGATCCTTTCAAGGTTTTAACTGCTCTTTGAATTGGCATTACTTTACGTGCCAACGCTTGACGATTCTTCAAAGGTATTTTGGGATCAGATATGATTTTCAAAGATTTCTGAAATTCCTTGATTGTTAATTTTGTTTTTTCCAAGGAAGGTGATCCTGGATATTCATTCTTGATGATTTTAATGATCTCTAATACATTTTGTTTAATCTCTGTTTCAATATCTTTCATTGCTTAAATCACCACCCTTCTACAATTAAGGGGGACAAAGGACTGATCCCCTTGTTCCCCTTTGTATTTGGTCATTACTGACAATCAGCTTATAGTTACATCAAATGTATCAGTGCAACCATCAACGGTTACTGTAAGTGTTTGGGATGCTGCTGATGCTGAACTATCAAATCCAGTTACATCATCCACTGTTACATCAACAGTTCCACTTGATCCACCACTAAATGATCCTGTCACAACTATTCCAGTAAGATCCAAGGACTCCCCAACCAAATAATTTGTTTTGGTTGGTAAGGTTGTTATCTCAATAGAAATCAATACTGGTGTTGGATTTTCAGCATCAGAATCAGCATCTTGAATAACTGTTCCAACATGTTCTGCATTCCTTAGATGATCATAACCATCATTGGTTGGATCTGCAGCATCACCCAAAGCTGATCCAGTTCTAACACCTACCACATAACCATTCACTGTGTTTGATCCATCCTGGTATTTCATGATTATTCACCATCCTTTCCAAGCATCTTTTCCTTAATTGATTCATCAATGCTTTCTTCAGCTTCTTCAAACTTGAATTTTGTAAGATCATCCATCTTCTTACCCATCTGATCCAGTTCTTCAGCCATACCAATCAGCATGTCAGAACCAAGTGCATAATTCACACCAATAGCCATGTCCTGACCACCTTTGAAGAAGAACTTTGTTCCTGCTGCAATTTGGTCAAGTGTGCTAACCATACTGTCAAACCATCCAAGGGTTCTTGTGGTGGTATTCAACCCTTCCTTACCATGCATATTTGAAACAACGGAATGAAGGTTGTGCATGGTTTCATAGTCACCAAAGAAAGGCTTCACCAGGTCATAAGCAGCCTGATCAGTCAACTTGTCACCAATCATATTGATCTGATTCAAGGCATTGTTCAGCATGTTCTGATAGTCAGAAGGCTTTCTTATCGTTGCACTTTGAACATCATCTTTTGCTTTCAGGATGATTGTGTTCAGCTGCTTGTTATATTCAGCATCACCCTTTTGAAGTTCTGCTTTAATATCCCTGATCAGCTGTGCTTTATCATGATCTGAATAATAAATCTGACCTGATTGTGGTGTACTGGTTTCAATTTCCTTCACCTTACCCAATGCTTCTGTCATTTCTCTTTTGTACTTGTTCAGTAGTTGTTCAACTTGCTTTCTAAAGTTTAGTTCCATTTTTTCTTCCACCTTTCATTATTTTATCTTCAGGTTCCCAACCTTTAAGATTTACAGTATAACCAGCCATCTTGTAACCAAAGGTTGATGATCCAGTTTGATCAAGCTTGAATATTTCACTGTTCTTCTTGCTTGTGCATTTAACATCCAGCGTGGATCCACCTTTGAAGTCTGCAACTTTGATCTGTTCAATCTGCATGCAGCATGGGCAACATACATAATAGGATTGATCATCCATTGCAAAGGATTTCACATTATCAAATCCCCTTGTACGATCATCCAGGAAGATAGTTCTGAACACCTTTGGTCTAACAATCAGCTTGACTGCTTTCACATGCTTTGCGTTGATTGTAGTTGCTTTTTCAATTACTTTCTTGAAGCTTAGTGCCATAGTTCATCACCCCATACAAGCTGCAGCCTTTCTATCCCAATAAGATTCATTCCACTTCTTAACCTTTTCAGGATGCTTTGCACGATATTCACGCTGATATTCATTCACATGATCCCTGTTTTCTTCTTGCCATTTACGCTGATATTCCAGCTTGGCTTTCTTTGCCTGATTCGTCATAAAATCACCCTTTCTTCCACTTCTAATTTTATCATTTCTATTCTGATCTGCTTATTCCGTTCAATTTTATTAAAGTGTTCAGGATCACTTGGGATCCGTATTGCTGCACCTGGAAGTTCCTCAACAATTGCTTGAAACTGATCTGCACCAATGATTTCTTTAATCGTTTCCAGGTACTTTACATTCTTGTTTTGCACATTCTCACCAACCTTCCATTAAGTGTATTAAAATCAATGGCTTCATGTGATACAATGGATATAGATATTTGATCCACATTGAAGCCATTGTGTAGGTTTACCTTTCCCTATGCAGTGGCTTCTTTACGTTTCTGAAGTATTCTTTCAATATCCTCACTGATCTTGTCCAGTAGCTTCATGATCCGTTCCATTTCATTCTTCTTTTTCATTGTGATCCATCCTTTCTTTCACCTTGTAATAACCTTGTAACTACCTAACCATTACCTAACCAGTTCAGAAGTAAGGTTTTGTTAGGTTCTATATAAGATTTAATTGTAGTATTTTGTAGTAATTTACACCTTGTCATAACCTTGTCACTTTTTAGATCACCTTACCATTACCTTACCGTTTTACATGTTAGGTTTTGTTAGGTACCTTAGTATAACCTTATGACTTTTTACCTTACTAAAACCTTACTATTCACCTTGGTAGAACCTTGGTATTATTTCAAATTACCTTGCTAAAACCTTGCTATTCTTTAATAACCTGATTCATCAATTATGAATGGATCTTGTTGTTCCATCAGATCTGTTATCTCACCACAAAACAACAGTCTACCTTTACAATTACCATGAACAACATGATTGTTTTTTCTAACTTGCATAATGTTATACATATGAATTTGACCACACCTAGGGCATACCACAAATAGATATGCATTATCTACTGCAATGACCTTAACAACTTCCAAATTATCCTTTATAACTAAAGGTTCACCTGTAATATAATATTCAAGACCATTCTGAAACCTTTTCGATACTTTACGGATAATCTTTGGATTATAATTCCTAATCATTTCATTCAATTTCATTTTCATCTTCCTTTCTTTTTTTATATGGTCACGGTTCGTACACGCTTTTTAGGTATATATATATTATTTATATTTTAGTGTTTTAATTTTAAAAATTAATTTCTATCAATTTAATAAGTTATACTTAACCGTGTACAACCGTGTAAACCTTAATATATAAGGCTTGCAACCGTGTATATAATGCGTGTACTAACCGTGTGTTCAACTTGTTACCGTGTCATTTGTGTCTTGATTCTTAAAAACTCTAACCGTTTTTCTATTTTCATCTTTAGCAAACCCAACTTCCATGTTCAATGTTCTGTTAATTTCCTTTGAAAATTTGATTTTAGATACAGGATAAAAGTTATTTTGAGAACAGTATGCAGCGTATCGCTTATACACATCTGAAGTTTTTTCATTTTCAATTTCATCCACCCCAACATCATCAATGAATGATAGAATCGGATTGTTTTCAATTCTGAATTCATCCAGTTCCTTCTGAACCTTTGATGAAGTTGTGAACCTTTTGTTTTCAAGAACCCTTTTCAAACCTTCAACACCAAGCTTGATGAAGTATTCCAGTGATCCCTGTTGCATCAACTTCCATGATATTTGTGGATCAAAATCTTCACTGGATTCTTTAAAGTTTGCGTTGAATGGAATGATTAGAAGTCTTTTCTGTGCAGCACCAGTGGGATCTTTCATGTGGGGAATGTTGTTTGCTGAAAAGATTAATTTTGAATAAGGTTCAAACTCAAACTTTGGCTGCCCTTTCTGTTCTGCATCAATAGCTTCACCCCTGGTTATTTTCTTGAAGGTGGAAACATCTGCATTATACTCATCTGATATGTCATCACCTATATTTGCCAGCTTTCCATACATCATCACTGTGCTGAACCTGTCATTCAACTTCTTCAGATCTAAAACTGAATAGTTCTCTTTACCTAAAACCTTTTTTAATACATTCAAGATTGTTGACTTACCATTGGATCCTGTACCTGATAAAATAAAGCACTTACCACCACCAAGTAAATTGGATCTATAAAAAGTTGCACCAATCATTTCTTCAAGCAACATTCTTATTTCAGGATCATTACAACTTATTCTATTTAACGTATGATTCAGCAAATCATCATAAGCATTTGGGTTGTAATCCCAAGGGATCTTGTTAGTAATTACATATTCAGGATTGAATGGAAGCAGTTCACCTGATTCAATATTCAATATTCCATTGTTGAAAGCAATCCATTTTGGGTTTGATGCTTCAGATTGTTGACTTATTACCATCAAATACTTCAGCACTTCTTTTCTTTTAGCATCCGTCAATGAAGATATTTCTTTGACCATTGCCCTTTCAATCTTTTCATATCCTGGTTCATAAATACCATCATGATAGATATGAAGTTGACCGTTGATTTTCTTAATTTTGTGAGTTCTCATAAGATAGTTTCCAAAATGATCATGCAGGAACTTTGTTCCCTTGAAGAAGCTTTGTTTCTTGAAACTGTCATCACGCAAGATCACTTCAAGTTCATTTTCTGATACTGGATCCTTCAGAACATGCTTATTGATGATCCTGATTGTTTCTTTGATTTCTTCAACTGTCAAATCATTGCTTTGAAGTGTCAGGATGTAATTGAAAAGGCTTTGATTACGCTCCCCCGATTCCATCCCCACAAAGTCCACTTTTGAATTGACTGGATGCAGCCATTTTGGAATGTGCTGATAGTCCGTTCCTTCTTCCACATCCCATTCAATGAAGCGTTCCTTGTTATCATATTTAAGGACTGAATAAGAAGTCCTGGATCCAAGTTTGATATCAGCTTGAAGTCCTATTGCAAGGCTTTTATTGGTTCCGTTTCTATTGATGATGTTGTTTCTGAAGTAGAAGTGCTTTCCCCTGGTTGTCTGAATGACCAGGCAATCAAGCTGCTGATCTTCTACAATATCCATCATAAGTTCAGCCTGGTCTTGATCATCAATGTCAATCAGCACAACATCATCTGCAAGTATTCCAGCATATTCAGGAAGTGGCTTCACTTCATCATAAGTTAGAAGTTCATCTGATGTTTTACCCTTGAAAGCCATTGTGGATTTTTTATCTTTAGTTGGTACAAACCCTTTGAAAAGGGATAACATGTTTTCGTTTATCAATTCTTATCACCTACCATTCTTTGACTTCTGCTGCACATTATAGATACACCTTTTCTTCAAAATATCTTTTGCTAATCTTTCCAGGGATCACAATCTTACCTTGTTCTTCAAGTTCCTGATTCAACTTCTTGATGATCCTGTACGCTGAACTTTCAGAAACATCCATGATCTGTGCAATGTCCTGTGCATGGTAGAATTTTGGATCTTTGGTCATTACCTTTTGACTATTTGTCATGATCTTCACCCCTTTCTTTATTGATCAGATCCAAGATTTCTTCCTTTTTATCTTCAGGAAGTTCTTTTCTTAGCTTTCTGCTTAACGTCCATTCAGTGATTCCAAGTAGTTCTGCAAGTTGCCACTGCTTCATGTTGGCATCAGAAAGTGCTTTCCTAATTTCATTGTTATTCATTTTTTTTCACCCTTCCTATTGACTAAATTGTTGTTGTTGTCTATACTAATTATAATAACTTTTATTTATGGTTTGAAGAAACCAAAACTATTATTTATTTATAGTTTTACTTATGGTTTAAGAAAGGGGATATTAAATGGGTAGACCAAAATTAGATGTGAATCCAAATATTGGAAAAAGGCTGAAGCTTATTAGAAAAAACCTGAAGATGACACAACTGGATTTTGCTGAACGCTATAATGTATCAGAACAAACAATAAGGAACTGGGAAAATGGAAGGAATACCGTTCCTGATGCTGTGTTGGATGATTTATCTGCAAACCTAGCAATTGATATGCAGTTTCTAAAATGCAAGACGGATGATCCAAAGTACATTGAATCCATGAAGAAGTTTGATAGTGGAATTGATACTGAACAACTTACCAAGGATGTTGCAATCCATGAAACATTTCTTAAATACTTAGATTTATTAGAAATTGATGTGTCCAGTTGTTCACCAAAAGAGATCAACCAAATAGAAAAGGAAACAAGAGAATTTATTAATTTTCAGATAAGTAAATTAAAGTAAAAAAAAGAACCCCTGGCGCTGGAACACCAAGGATTCTTAAAATGATACCAAACAAGCAGCAGCTTGAAATGATACCCATTCACCTAAATATTATATCATTTTCAACGCTGCATTAAAACAAGAAAGGGATGATATAATGCCTGTATATAAAGACAAAGAACGTAGCACCTGGTATGCCAAATTTAATTATACTGATTGGACTGGATCCATTAAGCAGAAGCTGAAGCGTGGATTCAAAACCCAAAAGGAAGCAAAAGCCTTTGAACGTGAATTCCTTGAAAAATCACAAGCTTCACCTGACATGACTTTTGGTGCATTGGTTGAACTTTACATGGAAGATTGCAAGTCCAGGTTGAAACCAACCACATATGAAAATAAAGAATATGTGATCAATCTGAAGGTGCTGCCCTTTTTCAAAGACATGCCAATCAACACCATTGAGCCTGCAACAGTTAGAAAGTGGCAGAATGAACTGCTTTCACATGAAAACAACTATTCACAAACATACTTGAAATCAGTCCACAATCAAATTTCAGCAATCTTCAATTTTGCCTGTAAATATTACAAGCTGCCTTCCAACCCTGCAAGGGTTTGTGGATCTATGGGGAAGAAGAATGCTGATGATATGAACTTTTGGACTGTGGATGAATTCAATAAGTTCATCAAGGTGTCAGATAATCCAATGTATACTGTTATCTATGAAGTTCTGTTTTGGACTGGAATGCGAATTGGTGAATGTTTAGCACTCACCTTGGATGACTTTGATTTTGAAGCAAAGACAGTTTCCATCAGCAAAAATTATGCAAGGCATCAGAAGCAGGATCTGATCCTGGAACCTAAGACACCCAAAAGCAAAAGGAACATCACGATCCCACAATATCTTTGTGATGTGGTCAATGATTATGTATCAAAGCTTTATGATTATGATCCAAGTGAAAGACTTTTCCCAATAGCAAGAAGCACCATGAATGGTCACATGGTCAGGATAGCAAAGAAAGCCAAAGTGAAACGGATCAGGGTTCATGATCTTAGACACTCACATGCTTCTTTATTGATTGAAATGGGATTTTCACCCTTGCTGATCTCTGAACGATTAGGGCATGAAAATATAGAAACCACCCTTCAAACCTATTCACATCTTTATCCTAACAAGCATGGTGAAGTTGCTTCAAAGTTGCAACTATTGACACAAGAACAAACAAATGAAACAACAGAAAAATAA